TTAATAATTAAACACAAATAAACATGAAACAATCAAAATTTTTAAGTCTTAATTTTAGAGACTTATTACACGTATTTTTAGTAGCATTAGGAGCTTTTTTATTAAACTTTGCACAAGAAACATTTATCCCTTCTTTAGATGTGTCTCCTGAGATTAAAATAGGTCTTACATGGGTAATTGCTTATATTGGTAAAAAGTTTTTTGAGAAACCAAAAGAAAAAATAGTAGGAGACAGACCAAATGACCGTTAATAAAATGTTGTGGTTCGCCACTATAATAAGTATATTTGCTTATTCTTTTTGGAGATATTTATGGCTACATGCTTTTTATCCAATAAATGCATTATTTATATTTATTCTATCCTATGTAGTATATAAGCAGAACAAACAATTATTTATTAGTTTTTTTCTGCTGTATGCTTCATTGGGAAACCTATTTGATGAACTATTTTTTGATAATACCACAACCACAAAAAATGAAATTATTTTCGCCTTAACTATAGCTTTAATAGGCTATCTTAAACAACGTTATAATGCCAGACAAATACCTACAAAGTGAGTTGTACATATTCTTTACTAAAATAATAATCCCTGCATTTGTAGCAGTTGGTATAAAAGTAGCAATAGAGATGAAGACAAATAAAATAAAAACTTCGATGTTTAATGTAATTCTATCTATAATTATAGGTGTTGGAGGCGCATATTTATCAAGTGGAATTATACAAAAACAATGTTCTATTGAATCAGTTCCTGCTGTAGTTGCTTTGGTAGCTATTATGTCTGAAAAAATAGGTCAATGGGTAATTTATAAATTAAACATAGATAATTTCTTGACCGCATTAGCTGATGTATGTTTTGATTTTGTCCTTAATCTAAGAAATAAAAAATAACCATGCAACTATACGAAAAATATAATACACTATTCAATAACTACGGACTTACAAGCGCATTAAGAACAGCTCACTTCATGGCTCAGATTGACGCAGAAAGCGGACTAAAACCAAAAAGAGAATCATTATACTTCAAAACAATTGAGGGACTTAGAAATACCTTTTATACTCCATTTAAAGGCAAATCTGATGCTTTTGTATCACAGTATTTAAAAGACTCTGTAAAGTGCGCTAATTATGTTTATGCTAATCGTGGAGGTAACGGAAATGAAGCGTCTGGTGATGGATTTAAATTTCGTGGAGGCGGTTTAATTCAAAGGACTTTTAAAGACGGTTACCAACGATTGAAAGATAAAACAGGAATTGATTTTGTTTCTAATCCTGATTTTATAATTGAAGAAGCAAACGCTGTTTTAGACGCTTTGATTTATTGGCAAGACAATAACCTAAACAGATACGCTGATTTAGACGATTTGGACGCTATAAGCGATCAAATTAATAAAGGTAAGCAAACTGTTAAAGAAGGCGACGCAAACGGATATGACAAGCGACAAAAATGTTTAATTAAATGGAAACAAATACTAGGAGCATGAAAAATCAAGACACAGTTATTGGCGATGTAGTTAACGGAATATTAATTTTTAATGATTATGACGGAATATGAAAAAATCATTTTGGAATACAACGGTTGGCAAACTAGCTGTTGCTTTAGGTAAAATAGCGATAGGGATGATTGCTAAAAATCAAAAAGGAATAAAAGGAACTGACAACGTAAAAAAAGTTGATGATATATTGAATCAAATTCCTTAACTTAGTCCTTTCATAATAAATATTTTTAATTACAACTGGGTGGTTACCAGATTTTAGTCCTCTGTATTTCGGTACGGGGGATTTTTTTGTTAAGGATGTGTTAAAGTTTGTATTTTTAATTGTTTATATTAATAAATTAAATATCTTTACAAAGAATTTAAAAACAAATAGAAATTATGACTATAACAGAATTTCAATGCTTATTAGGGGGAATGTATTTCGGGTTCATTTTAACATTAATGTTTTATCCATTTAATAACGATGACCAAAAAATAAAATAATTATGAAAAAAATAATAACAATAACAAAAGTATGGTCGTTAATATATTGGACTGTTTATTTAGTTAAATCGTTTTATCAATGGCAATTAAGAAATCCTTTTCAATGGATGCTAGATTTACCAAATGACCAAGTATTAAGAGAGCACATATTAATGAGTATTCCTGTTTTGTTGTTTTTTTGTTTGTTTTTTTATTTTGCAGGACTAGATGAAAATGGAAAATTAAGAAAAACAGACTATTAATTATGCAACCGATAAAAGAAGATGAAAATATGACTTCATCATTAACCAATATAAAAGCTAAAAATTTTTATAGAGAAATATTAACCGACCTTGACGATTTGCGTTTAATGGAATTTAAAGCAACTATCACAGTTGACTATAAAAAGAAAAGAAATAAAATGACTCATTTAAAGCCTAAGAAAAAGAAACGTAAATAACTATGAATAAAACACCAACAAATCCAAAAGGAGCAGGACGACCAGAATCAGGTAAAAAAACATTTCCTGTACGATCGCACCCAAAAGTAATCAAAGACGTCCGTAAGTACGCAAAAGAACAAAGCGAGAAATATTTAGAACAATTAAAAAAACAGAAATCATGATGGAAAACGTAATTAATGACTTGTGGATATTAGTGCCTATTGTATTGTTGGCGTGTTTGTCGGTGGTTAGGAGGAAGTAACGGCGGATGCTACACGATGGATGGGAAAAGCACACACCCAGACTTCGGATAATGACAGATTAAAAAGGTACAAAACCAACTTTAAATTTAACCCGAAACCCAGCTATTGTATAACCGTTGTTAGCAGTAGTATTTTACACTAAATGTTATGGCTACAGTTTATAAAATAAAAATTAAAACAGTAAGTGCTTTTGTAAATTATAATGAAAAGGCAATGACTGAAATTATAGAAAAATTACTTAAAGAGTATAGAGATGAAAAAACAGGATTAGGATTTGAAGCAACAGAAATTGATGTTGAACGAGTTCGGTAATATTACTGCTAACGTCCCCGCGCTACAAATGTATTACAATTATGAAAAATTACACTAAAACTAAAGTAATTCTCATTTCAGAAGTTCAGTTAAATACACTTCAAAAAATGAAGTCATATAACGTAGATGTTGGTAAATTCATTCGTGATGCAATAAGTGAAAAAATAAAACGTGAGTATAAAGATTTACTCCCAAAGCCCCAAAAAGAATTTATTCCGTTTTGAAAACTTTAACATATTAGGTATTGTTTATCTAGAAAACTGTTGTATATTTGTCACAACAAAAAGAAATAGAAATTATGACAAGATTACAAAACCTTAAACAAAGACGTGAAAGATTAATAGAATTGAATTTGGTTAATCACTACACGCAATCTGGACACGTTAAAATCGATAAATATTACAGATTGATATTGTCGGTTAAAAAACAAATAAACGAGATTGAATGTATGAATGTTCGTCCTGCAAAAGCTAGTCCTTATTTTACATTAAAAGATTTATTTAACCTTAATAAAAATTAATAGATGAATGAAAAACTTAAATTAATAGAAGAAAAAGGAGAGCTATACGCTGAACTAGCTGTTGCCACAAAACGATCTATAGGCACCATTAAAACACATTGGTTTGGAAAGGTTGGTAGCGTTCCTAAAGAGTTTGAAAACTTAGTAGAATCAACGCTAAATAAACGTATCGATTACCAAAACGCAGTTAAAAAGCTACACAATAAATACTTCGGGAATTAACCATTAAAAAATAAAATTATGACTGAGAAATTAAGTATGCACGGAGAGCCATTTGTAAATAGCAACGGCGTTAGTGTTCAATGCGTAAGCACTAATAAAAGCAATAATTATTTATTTGCTAACGCATACGGTGAGAGTAAACAACAAGCCTCAAAAAGAGCAAAATTTATAATATTAGCGCCTTTAATGTTGGAGAAGCTAAAAGAAACTCTAGACGTTTTAAAATGGTATATGAATAATACTCACCCAGAAGACAATCAACACGAATCTTTTTTTAATATCGGAATGAATGATATATCGCAAATCGAAGAACTTATTAAAAAAGCACTATGAAAAACCTAATAAAAAATTTCGTAAAAACCCACGAGCAGAAAAGTAACTAAAAAAATAGAATATTATGAACGACTTAATAGAATTTCAAAAACAAAGAATAGAGGCTTTAGAACGATTAAATGCAATGCAATTAGACTTGATTGACGAACAGACTAAAATCATTGATGAAATGACTTATAAAGCTAAAGACGCACAGGCTAGATATAATATATTAGTTCGTAACATTGAAGTTATTGACGCTGAATTTGAAAAACCAATTAAAAATTAAGTATTATGGATTTATCAAAAACAATTATACCAAAATCAGACCAATTAAACGCAGACGATTTAATTTCTGGATCAAAAACAATAAAAATTCGTAACATAAAAGGCGGTGAAGATGATGCGCAGCCAGTGTCAATATACTTTTACGGAGACAACAACAAGCCGTTCAAGCCGTGTAAGTCCATGCGTAGGGTTTTAGTCCAATTATGGGGAGCAGATAGTTTAGTTTTTCACGGAAGAAGATTGACTATTTACCGTGATGATTCTGTAAAATGGGCAGGTGTAGAAACTGGAGGAATCAGAATTAGTCACGCTTCACATATCCAAGAATCTACACGTGTATTGGTTACGGCTTCGAAAAACAAACGCGTACCAATGACTATTGATGTTTTGCCTTTGGTAGAATTGAAAGACTTGTCAGGGGCTAAAAAAGCAATTACAGATAAAAAAGTAACCCTTGAAGCAATTTTGATACAATACGATTTAACCGAAGAGCAACTAAAAACTTTGCAAGATGAAACAGTTTAAATGTAGGGCTTCAAAGATTGGTTTATTAATGACTGGTCACGCAGGCAAATCATACAAAGAACAATATGACGATGCTTTATTGAAAAAAGAATCTTTGAATGTAAGGCTATCAGAGTTCAAAAACAAAGAGTGTAAAACAGCATTGCAAATTGTTAATGAAAAATTACCTGAGGCTATAAAAGAAATCGAAATGCTAAAACCTTTGATTGATGAAGTAATATTAAGCGAATCGGCAAAATCATACTGCAAAGAATGGCTTATATCTGAGATTACAGGCAAGAAAAAAGACATTAGGTCTAAATACCTTTCGCGTGGTAAAGCGATGGAAGAAAGCGCAATTAAAAGAATTTCTAAGCACTACGATTCTGGTATTTATAAAAACGAAACTGAATTAGAAAATGAATTTTTCACAGGGACTTTCGATGCTACAAATAGCGATATAGTAATTGATGCTAAAGTTCCTTTTGATGCTTTTACGTTTCCTTTTTTTGAAACCGAACCCGATAAAAACTACTACGGACAACTTCAGGTTTACATGGAATTAATAAGTTATAGAAAAGCAAGTTTGTTTTATGGGCTTGAAAATGGGAGCGAAGAACAAATAAATAAACTATCTTGGGATATTGCTAGAGATTTAGGTAAAGACGAACCTGACATTGAAGACTACGATTTAGCAGTAGAAGAACTTAGTTATGACCACTTGCCAGATAGTTTGAGAAAAAAAGTATTCGAATTTGAATACAATGAAGACTATATTAAAAAAGCCGAAAAAATGGTTTTAGCCTCTCGAAAATATATTGAAACGGTATTGTTGCCAATAATAAATAAAATGTAATGTCACCGCTAATACTTCGCCAGGCGATGATAAATAATCCACATCATCGCCTTTGGGATAAGCCGTTAAACAAATGGACAGATATTGACCGTAAAACATTTGACAAGTTAGAACAAAAGCCTAAAACAAAAATAAACTGGAAAGCGGTTAATTCTAAAAAAGTGATACGGTTAAAAGACGGTTTTGAATATCCTAGCATTTCAGAATGCAGGCGACAAAACGGTTTTTGTAAAGTGGTAATGGATAGAAAAATAAAACAACAAACAGAATTTAAAATAATCTAAATAAATATAATTATGAAAAACTATGTAGTAGGAATTCTTTCTTTATTCGAAAACAATCTAAAATTATTTAAAATTACTGCCGAAAACGAATATGAGGCAGTAAAAAAAGGAATGATAGAGTTTAATGAAGATGAAGAAAGCAAACAATTTGAAATTGGCTGGCAAAATTCAGAAGATTATCCTAAAGAATTTAGTGAACTATATAATATTTATGAAGAAATTCCATTCTCTGTAATAGAAATTTAAACAACCAAAAGCCATCAATTAAAACGGGTGGATTTTAAATAAAGAAATTATGAGCGAGCATAAATTTACATACAATCAGATAGCCAATGATTACGGCGTTACTAAATCAGCTTTACAGCATAGAGTTCATAGGCTAGGAGTGAAAGGAAAAGTACTAGGAGACGATGGGAAAGTTTATTTTACTTCAAAACAAGTAGAAAAAATTGTAGATTGCTACACAGTAACAAAAGAAAATCATCCTAGAAAAATACAAGTTATTGAACTATACCAGGAGGGTAAAATTGGAAGAACTATTTCAGTAATACTAAAAATGAGTACAAAACTAACTTACGACTGTATTCGT